GTGCTTCGCCCCGATTACGTGCGTCCTAAAGAGGCTGCTGCATGACTGCGCCCGTGCTGACCGTGGTTCCGCCTGTCGCGAACGATCCGGATGAGTATGTCCTGATGGCACTGCACAGCATGCTGAAGCTGGCCATGGACGGCACGATCACGGCGATTGCGATTGCAGGTGTCGGCCGTGACGGCGTGACCGCCACCAATTACGCCAGCAATCGCCAATCGGTGGCGCTGATGGGCGCGCTGCAAGTCGCTCAGGCCCGCATCCTGCGCGAATATCTGGAGGCAAATTAATGTGCTTTGGAAGTTCCAAGCCCAAAACAACCGTTCCGCCCGAACCAAAGAAGCCGACCACGTTCGACTTCCGGGCTGGCGCTGACAGCTTGAAGCAGCAGCAGCAACAGCAGATGGCGGCGGCACAAAGCCAACCGCAGGAAGACGAGTTCGGGTCTGAGCTGGGCACCAGCGGCACCGCGCCGACGCCGGCAACGTATTAAACGGAGGCAATGACAGATGTGTTTCGGCAGCAAGAAGAAGTCCGCGCCACCGGCCCCCGCACCCGTCGTGCAGACGACGGCCGCCAATGCCGTGCCGGATGTGTCCAACACCACCGTCAACCAACAGCAGAAAGTAGCCGCCACGCAGGCCGCGCAAGCGCCAGCGTTCGGCTCTGAACTCGGCGCAACGACAGTCATGGGAGCGGTCTAATGTGCATGTCTTCTGCGAAAGCACCGCCTGCCCCGCCGCCGCCCGAAGCGCCACCGCCGCCGCCGACCGTGCTCGATACCAAGGTGGAATCCACCCGTAATCGCCAGACTCGTGCGCGCGTCCAGGGCGGGCCGTCGAGCGCCATGACCGGCGCTGGTCTCACGCCGCAGGTCGCGGGCGCGTCTCCCGTGTTGGGCACCTAAGCGCATGGATTATGACGAGAAGATCGTTCACCTCAAAGAGCGCTACGACGGGCTGAAAAGCGCGTCGGAACGCACGAACTGCGAAAGCCACTGGCAGGAGGTTGGTGAACTCGTCTCGCCCCGTAAGATCGATTTTGTCGGGATGCGAACGCCCGGCGAAAAGAAGATGAACCGCGTCTATGACTCGACCGGCATTCACGCCAACGAGATGTTGGCCGCTGGCCTGCATGGCATGGCGACGAACCCGGCAAGCCGCTGGTTTTCGCTGCGCCTGATGACCGGCGATGTCGTCAATCAGGACGGCTCGCAAACCCCGGTCAATGAAGCGCCTGCGGTCCAGAAATATCTCTCCGATGTCGAGGAGAAAATGTGGACGAAGTTGTACCAACCGGGCACCAACTTCACCACGACGCTGCATGAGGCCTATCTGGATCTCGGCGCGTTTGGAACGGCGGTCATCTACATCGGCCAGCGCGACGACAATGGGTTGCTGTTCGAATCCCGACCGCTCGCCGAGTGCGTGATTGCCGAGAACGTCGACGGCAAGGTCGACACGCTGATGCGCTGCACATCTTATACCGTGCGGCACATGATTCAAATGGAGCGCAAAGGCGTCTGGAAAGTCTCGGACGAAGTTCGAAAAAAGTACCAGGACAAGCTCTATGACGAGACGGTGAAGGTCATCCATTGCGTGCATCCGCGCGAGGATGACGAGCGCGAATACGGCAAGAAGAATCCGAAAAACATGCCGTTCGCCTCGATCTATTTCGAGCACGAGACGTGCCACCTGCTGGAAGAAAGCGGCTTTCCCGAGTTCCCGTATCTGGTGCCGCGCTGGTCGCGCTACGGTGGCGAGGTCTATGGCCGTTCGCCAGCTATGACGGCGCTGCCCGACATCAAGATGCTGCAGGCCATGGAGTTGACCAAGATCAAGCTCCTGCAAAAAGCCGCCGACCCGCCGATGGGCATTCGCGACGACAGCCTGATTGGCCAGGCGCGCACCGTGCCGGGCGGTCTGATGTACTTTAGAGGCAACCCGTCCGACAGCGTGTTCCAGATGCCGGTCAGCCTGCAAGGCATCCAGGCGATGATGGAGGATCAGCTTGCCCTGCGCGAGCGCATCCTGCGCACGTTTTTTGCGGACATCATGAGGATGACCGACCGCGCCAACATGACGGCCACCGAGGTGATGCAGCGCACGGCTGAGCAGATGCGGTTGTTTGGTCCGCTGATTGGACGCCTCGAAAGCGAAATGCTTGGGCCGCTGGTGGATCGCGTCTTTGGAATTTTGTCCAGGCTTGGCGAGTTGCCGCCGGCCCCGAAGGAAATCCAGGGCTTGGATTTCACGGTTGAGTATGTGTCGCCGATCGCCACCGCGCAGAAGCAGCAGGCGATCAGCGGCATCATGCAGACCTTCCAAGTGCTGTCAGCCTTTGGCCCCGAGGTCATGGCGCAGATCGTCCAGAAGCGCGTCGACGTGGATGCCCTGGTCTCGTGGCTGTGGGATCTCTTTAACAACGATCCCGATTTGCTGCGCGATGAAGAAGCGATGGAGCAGGGCGCGCAAATGGAGCAGATGCAGCAGCAGTTGGCTGTGGCTGGGCCTGCGGCCAACATCATGGCGACCGGCGCGCGTGGCATCAAGGATCTGAGTGCTGGCGCTGAGAAGGGCGGCAACCTGGCTGCGCTGATCTCGCAGTTTGCCGGTGAAGCCCAGGAAAACCCGCGCGCCCGCTACGAGATGAGCCAACTGGCTCAAGGTGAAATGCCAGAACCGGCGGCGCTGTAATGGCACGAAAGCCCGCGCAAGGCGCGTTGTCGGCCGCGTGGAAATCAATTTACGCGACCCCCGAAGGCCGCATGGCCATCGCCAATTTGTTTGCCGAGTTTCACGTCTATTCGCCGATCCAGGGCCGCGATCCCATCGAGATCGCCACGGCCAACGGCGAACGGAATGTTGCGCTGCGTATTGCGCAATTGCTGGCGCTCAAGCCCGAGCGCTTTGCTGAAACCGCGACCGAGGATATCGACCTCGTTGATCGCCTGATACGATGATGAGGATTGCATGAGTTTGGATGCAGGGTCGTCTATCCTGACGGCTGGCGTTGAGCCAGGCGCGGGGCAAGGCGGCAACCCGGCCGACGCTGGTGGCACCGCGCCTCCGCCGGGAAGTGCGGCGGCAACGGTTCAAGCGGTCCAGGATGGGCCGCCCGAGTATATCCCGACTAAGTTCTGGGACGCGGAACGGAAAACGGCCAAGATCGAGGACATGGGTAGAAGCTACCAATCCCTCGAAAAGTTGCTGGGGCGCGAGAAAGTGCCGGTGCCTGCCGGCGACGACGATGAAGAAGGCTGGCAACGCTGGTACGCGGCAACAGGCCGCCCGGAAAAGCCGGATGACTATGAGATCGAGCGCCCGTCCAATCTGCCGATCGAATATGACGAGGATGGCGAGAAGGCGTTCCGCACATGGGCGCACCAGAACGGCTTGAACAAGCGCCAGACCAAGAACCTCTATGACTCCTATGTAAAGTCGCGGATCGAGGCGCACAACAATTGGCAGAAGCTTCAGGAAGAAAGCAAGGTCCAGGCGCAGCACGCTCTGCAACGGGAATACGGCAGTCGCTACGACGCCAAGGTGCAACTGGCCAAGGCCGCGTTAGCGCAGTTTGCCGATCCCGATTACATCAAATATCTCGATGAAACCGGTTTGGGCAACGACCCGCGCACCATTCGCGCCTGGGTCAAGATCGGTGAGGAGCGGCTTGGTGAGACCCGTTTGAAGGGCACTGCACCGCAGGCCCCGAACCATGCCGATCTCGATCGATCGATTGCTGAGTTCATGCGCAAAAACACGGCGGCCTTGTTCGACAAGGCGCACCCACAGCACGAGTGGGCCGTGAACGAACGCAAGAAACTGTTTGACGCTCGTTACCCGGATGCGGCGACGTGACGGAGATCGAGCGCCTAGCGCGGGCCAATGGCGTGTGGATCGATCGTCCCACGCCGGCACCGCAGACGACGCAGCCCCCGGAGGCCGCAGGACACGCCATCGAGCCCCTGCGCAGAGGCCCCGGCCGGCCGCGTAAAAGCCCGGACAACCCGCCCGTTGGCGGCCCGGCATCCTGACGCAGTTCCGTAGCGTCTGAAGCGTACCCTGTCACGCGGACGGCCGGCCTTCGAGCCGATACCCGACTGAGCGGACGACACCCCCTTATCTCAACATTTTGATAGGAGGCTCGACGCCATGTCGATCCAAATCACCACGTCTATGGTGGAACAGTATCGTTCCACAGTTTACCACCTTAGCCAGCAGAAAGGTTCGAAGCTGCGCAAGGCGGTGCGAACCGAAACCGTCAACGGCAAAAACGCATATTTCGAGCAGTTGGGTGCGGTCTCGGCCCGCCTGCGCACGTCTCGGCATGCCGACACGCCGCGCATGGACACCCCGCACACCCGTCGCCGCGTGTCGCTCAGTGACTACGACTGGGCCGACCTGATCGACGGCGAGGACCAGATCCGCATGCTCATCGACCCAACCTCGCAGTATGCCGAGGCTGGTGCGATGGCCATGGGACGCGCCATGGATGACGCGATCATCGCAGCCGCCGACGGCACGGCCTACACGGGCGTCGATGGCGGCACGTCGACGGCGTTTGATACCAATATGATCGTTGACGTTCAGACCCGTTGGCCGGGCGTGTCCGGCGCGGATCTCGGGCTTAACGTGGCCAAGCTGCTGGAAGCCAAAAAGCTTCTTTCGGCCGGCAACGTCGACCCGGACGATGAGTGCTGGTGCGTCATCAACGCGGCACAGGTCAAGTCGCTGCTGATGGACACCCGCGTATCGAGCCACGATTACAATTCGATCAAGCCGTTGGTGAATGGCCAGGTCGCGCAGTTCGCCGGCTTCAACATCGTGGTGACGGAGCGCATCGGGACGGATACCAACTCCGACCACAAGTGCCTGTTCTGGGCCAAGGGCGGCATGCTGCTTGGCGTCGGCAAGGACATCTCTTCGCGCATCAGCGAGCGCGCGGACAAAAACTATGCGACGCAGGTGTTTCTCTCGATGACCATTGGTGCGACGCGCATGGAAGAGGCCCGCGTGGGCTACATCGAGTGCGATCCGACGGCTGGCCCAGGCTAATAGCTGACGGCACTCATCAACGCATCAATCTCTAGGAGATCAATCCAATGGCTTTGACCACCAACTACGGTTCCCGGATTATGACGGGGCTGACATCGAGCAATCTCGCTCTTGCCGATCCAGGCGAGGCCGGTGGCCGCGTCAAGGTGTGGGTCGAGACGGTCGAGACGGCTGCGGCCGACTCCACGTCGAGCACCTACCTGATGGCGCGTCTGCCGTCGAATGTTCGCATCCTGGGCCAGTCCGTGATTTCTCACGATACACTCGGCGCCACGACGGCGACCTTTGACATCGGCGTCTATAACACGTCGTCTCGGAGCGACATCACCAACGACCCCGATGCCATCAACGACGGCATCGTCTGCTCGACCAGCGGCACGAAGGACTTCATTAAGGACCGTGCCAACTGGGGTAAGCGGCTTTATGAGTTCGTGAACGGCCAGACCACCGATCCAAAGTGCGATCTGGACATCACGCTCATCATCCAGGACGCCAACTTGTCGTCGGGCGCCGGCACGGTGACGTGCGAGATCTACTACGCTTACGACTGATGCACCTGTTGATCGGAGCCGGTAACAGCCGGCAACGCAAGCTTGGCGAGGGAGAGTGGATCTCCCTCGTCACTCTCGACATGGATGGCGGGACGGGCTGCGATGTCGTTCACGACCTCGATGTCTTTCCTTATCCCTTCGAGGCGAACACCTTCACGGAGGTTCACGCCTACGATGTTGTCGAGCACCTTGGGCGCCAGGGCGACTGGCGCTCCTTTTTCGCGCTGTTCGATGAGATATGGCGCATTCTGGCCCCCGGCGGGCGCTTCTACATCATCACGCCTAATCAGCACAGCAAATGGGCCTGGGGTGATCCCGGCCATACGCGGGTCGTGACGCCGGAGCAATTGGGGTTCCTCAATCGTCCGTTCTACGCCCGCAACGTGGGGCGCACGCCGATGACCGATTACCGGCCGTTCTTTGTCTCCGATTGGGATGCAGCCGGCGAAGTTCTTCCCGATCATTATCACTACTGCCTGACGGCAGCGAAGCCTGCGAGGATTTGATGCGGCGCGTCTATCTGGCGATGTTTTCGTTCACCGGCCGACCCGATGCCGAGACCCAGCAAAGCCTGGTCGAGACGACGCAAGACCTGATGCGCGCCGGCATCGATATGAAGTTCCATCTGTGCGTCGGGGATTCGATTCTGCCTCGGGCGCGCAATCGCGTCTTGGCCGAGTTCCTGGCGTCCGGCTGCGACGACCTTGTGATGCTCGATGACGATATGGCCTGGGAAGATGCCGCCGTGCGGCGCATCCTGTCGCATGACTGCGATCTGGTCGGCGGCACCTATCCGACCCGCGCCGATCCGATCAAGTTCCCGATCAAGCGCCTGACGGGTGGAGCCTTCAACCCGCAGACCGGCTTGCTGGAAGTTCGGATGCTTCCAACCGGGTTCCTGCGCATCTCGCGCAAGTGCGCAGAGACCATGGTGGCCGCGCATCCCGAGCTGGCCTATCGCGACCGCAACGCACCAGGCGGCAAGGCGCATGCGCTGTTCTGGTTCGATCTGATGCCCAGCGAAGAGGGTGGCGAGCTGCCCGAGGTGGTCGGCGAGGATTATCGCTTTTGCATGCGCTGGCGCGACCTCGGCGGCAAGGTCTACTGCGACACGCTGCTTCGCTTCCGCCACATCGGCCGCAAGGCGTTCGAGGGTTGCTACGCCGAAACACTGCCGCTCGCGTCGCTGGTGACAGCGGCCTAACTCATCCCGCACAGGAGATCAGAGAATGTCCCGACGCATCACCGATACGAACGGCCCCAATCACGATATTTGGGTGAATACGATCCGCATCGGTGAGACGGTGATTAACGAGGATGATCTGGCGCTGCTGGCGCAGACCAACAACGCCACGCTGATCGGCGCCGCGCCGGCAACCTCGGGGCTCTCGTGCAGCATCCTGCGCAACGGCCGCGACTTCCAGTTGACGTTCACGCTGACGGCCTTGTCGGTCGCCATTACGGATGGCGCGGCCAGCGGCTCGCACGGCGCAACAAAGCTCTTTGATTTTGTCGAAAGCTCGATCGCCTTCATGGGCTCGCGCGCGAACTACACCGCGTTTGCGGAAGGCGCCACGCTGACCGGCGGGGCGGGCGATGCCAACTTTGTGATTGGCCTCGGCACAACGGCCATCTCGGCAGCGGCCGACAAGTCGCTCGGCAGCACGACGCAGGTCAACGTCGGCGCGTCGCTTGAGATCACGCTGTCTGGCGGCACGGCCACGGGAAGCCGGCACACTGGTCCACTGGATATTGGCGTCGTCGATGGCACGGGAACGGCAGCGGATCTCTATCTCAACGTCTCGGGCTCTGCTGCGACCATCGATGCCACCAGCACGCTGGCCGTGACCGGCACCATCACCGTCAATGGCACGCTTCTCGGTGACGACTGATCGACAACCTGACATCTAAGAGGCATTCCCCATGGCAAGTCTTCATGTGGCTTTCTGTTCGCACGGCCTTGTTGCAATCGAAGGCGAAAGCGTCGTGTCGGAAGTCGTCACCACCAGCGCCAGCAATGCGCAGTCGTCGGCCTCAACTGCGGGCAAGCCGTTCGTTCGGATCGCGACGGATTCCACCGCTCATTATGTGGCGTTCGGGTCCAATCCCAATGCGCAGACCGGGACCACAGCCCGCTACTACATGCCGGCGAACTCGGTCGCAATTTTCCAGATCAACGTCGGCAACAAGGTGGCGGCAATTACGGCGTGATGAGGTCGGTTGACTGCTGACACTGCAAGCGAGGTGAGACGTGGCCGTCATTAAATCTCAGATTTTTGGCTTCCCGGTCAACATGGACGAGGCCGACATTACCTATGCCAAGGTGCAGATTAATGGAGATCTCGTCGACCTTGTCGATGCCTTAGACACCGCGGGCGACAGTCCGCAGTTTACCGCCATCAATCTTGGCCATGCGTCTGACACCACAATTACGCGCGCGGGCGCAGGAGATATCGCGGTCGAGGGGAATGCGGTTTATCGCGCGGGCGGCACAGACGTTCCCGTAACCGATGGTGGCACGGGCGCCAGCACAGCGGCGGCTGGGTTTCGGGCCTTGGCGGAGGGCATCGGCTGGACGCAAGGCGATATTCTCTACCGCAACGCGACGCAATGGGTGGTGCTCGGCGCGGGCGTATCAGGCCAGATTTTGCAATCCGGCGGACCAGGCGGAAACCCGTCTTGGGTGACGGGCGTCGTGGCATCGAACAATCTTTCAGACGTTGCCAACGCCTCAACCGCTCGCCTCAATCTTGGCGTTTCGCCTGGTCCGCCCCAAGGGCGGTTGACGCTGACAACGGCGACACCTGTGCTAACGTCAACGGTCTCGGCTGCTTCAACGATCTATTATACGCCGCACGTTGGTCAGCATGTTCCAATCTATGACGGAACACGTTGGAAGATGCACGATATTGCGGCGGAGCTATCGCAGGCCACGACCGACGCAACCAAGAGCCCGGCGGCGTGCACGACGAACAGCAACTACGATCTGTTTGTGTGGAACGATAGCGGCACCTATCGTTGCACGCGGGGGCCTGCCTGGACATCCGATACCGCACGCGGCACCGGGGCGGGCACCACCGAGCTAGAGTACGTCGCGGGCATTCTCGTCAACAAAATCGCAATTACAAACGGCCCCGCCGCGCAGCGCGGAACGTATGTTGGCACTGTTCGCACAAACGGCACATCGACGGTTGATTTCATTGTCGGTGGAACTGCCGCAGGTGGAACGGCTGGCTTGATCGGCGTCTGGAATATGTATAATCGCGTGACAATCGCAGCAACGTCGAGCGACAGCACGGCCTCGTGGACGTATAATAGCGCGACACCGAGAAACCTGAACAACTCTGCCGGCAATCGCGTTTCGATGATAAGAGGGCTCAACGACGAGCCTGTGACGGCCGCGCTGAATTTACCTTTCAGCGGCGGAGCCAGCGGCGATTATTTGTCTGGCATTGGCGTCGACAACACCACAATGATTAGCAGTATCTACGGCTCGATCGGGACGGGTGTTGTTGCAGGTCATGTCCGCTATGATGGATACCCAGGCCTCGGATTTCACTACGTCCAAGCGTTAGAAAGACAATGGACAACAGGATCATCTGCGACGGCCTATGGCGTTCTCGACTCGCAGCAGGTGTGCCGCTTCTCGGCGATTTGGCGTGGATAAGAGATGCAGAAAGCATTCTGGTTTAATGGGTTGACGCGGGAAGAACTGGCCCCGGTTGGCAACTTGCCGACGTTGGTATGGGCGCCACAGATCGCGTTCAATCCTGGTTATTACAAGTATAACGAGCACACCTATGACCTGACGCGACCAGGTCTCTATATGTTGACCAACACGGCAACCCCGAACACCACGCGCATGGTGGTCAATACTGGGGACGTTGTGGCGTTGGTTTCGGCGGCATCGCGGATGGTCGCCTTTGGCAAGGGCGATGCGGGGCTGAGCCTTTCGCAACGTCTAGCAAAGTCGAGAACGTCAACGCTGCAATTGCTGTGTGGCGATCATTGTGCATGGACATCGGCGGCCATTCTTGGACCGTGCGGCGTGCCGCATCGGCGCGTGCATTTCTTGACCATGGAGACGCCGAATAATGTCGTCGACGGGCACGAGGCGATCGAGGTGAAGATCGGTGCAGATTGGGCGGTCTGTGACGTGTCGCTCAAGACGATATTCCGCACCGAGGCCGGCGGTTTTATTGCTGCAAAAGCGCTACCCGAGGCGATTGCGACGGGCAGCGCTGTTCGCGTCGAGACGGCCGAGTGGTCGCATGCGGTCGAGCCTGCGACTGGGTTCGACGCGACCGGCTACGCCATGACGCATTTGCAGACTGAAGCGGATCGCAGTGCGTGGCATCGGCGGATTTGCCAAGCCGTTGGCTTGTGGAGTAGCGGGCGGCTTTGGTGGAAATTGCCGCCGGGGGCGGAGCATCGCAAGTCGTGGGTGCTGTCTTTGTCGCCACTCTACGGCGTTATAGATGATCCGTTGCAATGGAACGGACTATTCTATGGGAATGGGCATGGCATCTGAAACCGACATCTGCAATCTTGCACTGACCCGCATCGGGCACAGCCAGATCACATCACTGTCCGAGGGGACGAAGGCGGCAGACCTGTGCACGTTGCATTACCCGCTGGCGCGTGACATCATGCTCCGCGATCACCATTGGAATTTTGCCATCCAGCGCTCAACGCTGGCCTTGTTGGTGACGACGCCCAATCACGAGTTTGCCTATCAGCACGCCCTGCCGGCGGATTGCCTTAAGGTCATCCGCACGGACCTCGACGACATCGCGGGCGGGATCGAATACGGCTATCCGTACTCCACGGGCGCGCCGTACAAGATCGAGGGGCGATACTTGTTGTCCGACGAGGACACGGTGCGGCTCGAATACGTCGCGCGGGTGACGGACACGGCGCAATTCGACACGCTGTTTGTGGATTGCCTCGCGCAGCGGTTGGCCGCTGAACTGGCCATGCCGCTGGCCGATAACGCCAGTCTCGCAAAAACGATGTGGGATATGTATGCGGCCAAGATCCGCGACGCCCGCAGCGTCAATGCACAAGAAGGCACGCCGCGTGAGTTTGTCGACGCCACCGGCTGGCTGACAGCGAGGCTCTAACGTTTGGCGCGTCGCCCTGTGCTGGTGCCTAAAGGTTCGGTTAGTGCTCGTTCTGCGGACCAGCCTTTGCGCACATACCTAAAACGCAAGGTTTGTCGGTTGATACCAACTTTTTCCGCCCATTCAGCAAGGGTTTTTGTCTCGCCGGCAAACGTCATCATGGTATTCTCACCCATGTTGCGTCGCTGCTCTTTGCGTGTGGCCCATCGGCAGTTTCCAGGTTCGTAATTGCCGTTGCCGTCGATGCGATCGAGGCTTGTGTTGGGTGGACGTTCGCCCATGTCGGCAAGGAAGTTCACATAGTCGCGCCAGCGTTCGCAGACCGTGATACCTCGCCCGCCGTAGCGCTTGAAATTTGGCGTGCTCGGGTACGTGCAACGGTTCACCATGTTGTTCCAAGTTTTGTAAGTTGGGTTGTTGAGTTGCCCATGTTTTGTCTGGTGCGTGAAGCACGGACATGGGCTTTTCGCTTTGGTGAGTGCCTGTGGTGTTCGTTCAAATTGTTTCCCGCACTCCCCGCATTCTACGCGGTAATGAGCGGCATGGTCACTTCGGAGCCATTCAATCACATGCAGTCGACCAAACTTGCGCCCGATCATCGCTGCCCGACGTTTCTGGGCATAAAGAGTTCTTTTGTCCATGCAGAAAAGTATAACATACGGTCGCGAATTATTCCATGAAGATTTCGTTCCCAATTACTAACTTTAGTGGCGGCGAGCTATCGCCCCGGCTGCGTGGCCGCACCGACATAAAAAAATATGCATCCGGCTGTCGCACGCTGGAAAATATGGACATCGTTCCGCACGGTGGTGCTCGCAAGCGCTCCGGCACGCGGTTCGTATGCGAGCATTTTGACAATCTGCGGCTGGTGCCGTTCGTGTACAGCACCGAGCAGAGCTATTGCCTGGGGTTTGGGGATTCGTTCGTCTGGTTTTTCAAGGATCGCGGCATCATCACCTATACGCCGGTTGCAATCACGGGCATCACGCAGGCGGCCAATGGCGTGGTGACGGCAACGTCGCACGGGTTGACGACCGGAAACTATGTGCAAATCCTTTCGGTCGGGGGAATGACCGAGGTCAACAATCGGATCTTTGAAGTCACTGTGTTGACCGCGAACACGTTTCAACTGAATGTCGACACATCGGGATATACCGCCTACACGTCCGGCGGAACCTCGGGTGAGGTGGTGTCGCTGGCGACCACGTATTCGTTCCCCGAAGTGGAAGAGATGACCTTCGCCCAGGTCTACGATACGCTTTATATTGCGCATCGCTCGCACCCGCTTCGCAAGATCACCCGATTGTCCGACACGTCATGGACGTTGACAACCCCGACCATCACGACGGGTCCGTTCCGCACCATTAACGGCGATCCAGATACAAAGATCACGCCAAGCGCGTTTTCTACGGCGGTGACGGCTTATGGCACTTATACGGTCAACACAAGCTGCACTCTGACGGCCAGCGCGAGTGCGTTTCATTCCGACATGGTTGGCGGTTTGTTTCGTCTCAATGAAGAGGGATCGATTGGCGTGGCGTCAGCTCCCGTTGGGAGCAACATCGCCATGACGTTTGGATCAATGTACACGAACGCGGGCAATGTGTACGGGATCGCCAATGTTGCCGGCACGGCGAACTGGCAGAACTATACGCGCGTACCGGATCACACATCGGGCCGCGTGCGCGTGGTTGGGCCAACCCCAACAAATTATTTTGACTCGGATTTCCTGCACCCAGGCTATTGCATCGTTCGCATCACGGCCGTGACATCGGCCACCGTCGCTGCGGCTGTCATCGTGCGCTATCAGATGCCGGAATCCGTCGTGCGCGCGGGCACAAGCCTATGGGAAGAGGGGGCCTGGTCCGACTATCGCGGTTATCCGGGAGCACTGGCGTTCTACGAACAGCGTCTATTCCTGGCCGGATCAACGTCGGAGCCGTCTGTCATCTGGGGCACGCGATCGGGTGGCTATGAGGATTTCACGGACGGCAGCGAAGACGACAAGGCGGTAACGTATCGCATTGCCGGCGGGTCGGCCGATGTCATCCGCTGGCTGGCCTCGGGCCGCGTGCTGATGGCAGGCACGAGCGCGTCGGAATATGCCATTGCGGCGAGCAACCAGAACGAAGCGCTGACCCCGACCAACTTCAAAGCCGTCGTGCAGACCTCCTATGGCACTTCGGAAGCGCATCCCGTGCGTGTCAATCAGCTCGTGCTCTATCCGCAGCGCGATGGAGCGGCAAACAACCCCGCGCGCAAGCTCCGGGAATATCAATACAGCTACGCCGACGATGCCTTTCAGAGCACGGACCTCACAATTTTCTCCGAGCACATCATGGGCGGCGGGTTCACCGAGCTTGCCTATGAACTCGTTCCCGATTCCGTGATCTGGTGCCGGCGCACGGATGGCACGCTGGCGGCCTGCACCTATGAGCGAGCGCAGGAGATCATCGCCTGGGGCCGGCATATCCTCGGCGGCAGTGGCGAGGTGCAATCAATCTGCGTCATCCCGTCTGATGAAGGCGATGAGCTGTGGTTGTCCGTTCTTCGCGATGGCGCCTATACCATTGAGGTGATGCTGCCACCGTTCAACGACGACGCCGACAAGGAAGACGCGGTGTTGCTGGATAGCTCGCTCACCTATTCGGGCGGCTCGACAACGACGCTTTCCGGGCTCTGGCATCTGCGCGGGCAGGACGTGAAGGTCTTAAACAACGGCGCCGTTGAAAGCCATACCGTGTCGTCTTCGGGCCGCGTGACGCTCAATCGGGCCACGACGAAAGCACACATCGGATACGGCTACACGGCCGTTCTCGAAACGCAGGATTTGGAAGCGGGTGCCCAGGCCGGCGCGGCACAAAGCCGGGCCAAGCGCATCAGTCAGGTTTACCCGCGCCTGGTTGCGTCGCTGGGTGGCACCATGGGGCCGGACGCGGCCAATCAAAAGCCGCTGCTCTATCGGCGCGCAACGCAGCCGATGGATGCAAGCCCGCCGCTGTTTACGGGGATTGCGCAGGAAAGCGTGGATTTCCCATCGGGCTGGGATCGCGAAGCTGTGGTAAGACTTGAGCACGATGATCCGCTGCCCTTTCACGTTATCGCGTTGGTCGCAGAACTTTCGACTTCGGGGTGATTTGAATGTGCATGATGGCCGTCGGCGCAATTGCGGGACTGGCTGGGTCCATGGTGAGTGCCATGGGGGCGAAGCAGCAAGCAGACGCCCAAGCGGCTCAGATGGAAAATAATGCTATTGTCTCCAAGATCAACGCGCGCCAGAACCGCATGCAGGGTGCCGTCGAGCAGGAAAAGCTTGGGTTCAAGTACGACAAGATTGAAGGCACCGGCATTGCCAACGCGGCCAAGGGTGGCGTCGACCCGACGTATGGCAGCGCGGCATTGACCATCTTCGGGTCCAATTGGCAGGACCGCGTGATGGATCAGGGCACCGCGTATGTCAACGCGGAGAGCGCGGCGGTCGGCAACGAGAACAAGGCCAAGGATCTCGAAGCGCAAGCGGCATCGACGCGGCAGGCGGGCAAGATCGCGGCGGCGGGTACGTTCCTGAGTGGCATTGCCGGGACCATCAAGGGTTTCGGCGGTAGTGGCGGCGCACTGAAGATCAACGCATAAGCGGGGGCTGTCATTCCTAAGATCCCGGTGACTGAGCAGACAGTCAATTACGAGCCGCGTCCGCAACCGTTTTCGACGGGTGATGGCTATGAAGCTCCGGGCCGCGCCATGCAGGCGCTTGGCCGGGGCATTGCGTCGTTGGGCGATGCGTTCGGGTCGTTTGAGGCCGAGGCCAATCGGGAAGCCGACAAGCGGGCCGAGTACGAATACCTGACCGCTCAAAACGACTTTGCGATGCAGGAGCACAAAAGGCTTGATGAGGATCTGTATAATTATCCTCAGACCGGCGGCAACGGGGAGCGGTTTGCCGACGAATGGGCGAACGGGTTTAGCGAGCGTGGGGCGCAATGGGCCGAGCGCTGGAAGGGCACCAAGTACGAGCACCGTGCACCGTATGACGTGAGTTCGCTGCGCAACCGCTATGCTCCGCGCGCTCTGAACGGCCAGCAGTCGTTCGTCACTCAGCACCAGATCGGCCTTGCGGATCGGAACATCAGTGGCGCCGTGTCCGTGGTTACGGCAGACCCCGCATCACTCGACCAGTCAATCGAGATTGCGGAAAGTGCGATCAAGGCCGCGCCGGGCCTCAGCATCGAGCATCAAAACGCGCTGCGCAAGAAAGCGGCTGATCTCGCGTTCGAGACCTGGCTGAACAAGGCCAGCAAGGATCTGACGGCCGACCAGATCGAGGCCACCAAAAAACAATGGGAAGAACGGGCCAAGTCCTATCTGAAGGAGGCGCAGCAAGCGCCGGTCGGGCCGGGGGCCTCTCTGATCCCCAGGGATGCAACACCTGAGACGGTCAAAGCAGTAAGTTCCGTGGCCTCGGGCATCGGCGTCGACCCGGCGGCGATTGCAGCCGTTGTTCAAGTCGAATCCGCTTGGAATCCGCGCCAATCGACAGGCACCTACAACGGCCTGACGCAAATTGGGGAGGCGACGTTCAAGGAAGCGGGTGGCAAGCTCGGCGGTCTGACCTATGAACAATATCGCAATGCGACGCCAGACCAGCAGATTGCGGTTTATGGGGCGTGGCTTGATCACTACAAATTCGCTGACCAGATGAAGAAGCACGGCATCGACATGGCCAAGCTGCCGGTCGCGCGCCAAGCTGCCATTCTGCAAGCCTTCCAATTCTCGCCCAATGGAGACGGGTTCAAGGCGGCTTTGGCACGGGGCGATGATACGGTGCCAGCCACCACGACCAAGCAGGCGCGGGCGCTTGGATCGACCTCCATCCGGGACATGGAAGCCCACTTCGCGACGCTGTTGGGTGGCGGAAGCCGGCAACAGGCGGGTGGCGTTCGTCCCGCGAGTCCGACCGAATACCTGACCGCCAAACTTGCCAAAGGCTATGAGAGCCGCAAGAATGATGTCGCCAATCTGCATCCGGTCATGCAGGACAGACTGGCGGCGTTTATGGCTGCGGCCGAGGATGCCGGCCACGATATTCGGGTGCTGTCTGGCCATCGTGACAAGGCGCGACAAGCGGAACTATGGCGGGCGGCTGTTCAAAAATATGGATCGGAGGCCGAAGCCCGTAAGTGGGTGGCACCGCCGGGCGGGAGCACACATCAATCGGGTGAAGCGGTCGATCTGCAATATGGCGATCGCGGCGGTGGTCTAGGCGGTTCCAAGACGGCGGCGGTTGCGTGGGCACATGCCAACGCAAAAAAATACGGCCTGCATTTTCCGCTGGGGCATGAAGATTGGCACATCGAGCCGCTTGAGGCCAGAGAAGGCGGAAAGCGGTATGGTGGGCAATACGCCAAGGGCCAGCAGATGTATCAAGGCGGTGGCCGGATGGCTGTTGCCGCCCCGTCTGAGCCTGTTCCAGTGTCGCAGCGCGGCATTACAGCGGGCCGCACACCTGCCAACGATACCGGCGCACCCCGCGAAGCCAACGCCATTCCGGGCGTCGTGCGTGTGGCCGATGCCAGCGGGCAGACTGTTGCCCCGGCCGGATTCTCGCGCACCACGCAAGATTACCTGATGCGCGACTTTGAGACGAAACAGAAGAAGCTCGATGCGGTCATCACAAAAAAGCGGGAAGCCGAGGCAACCCATGCGTTCATTTCCGGCGCACTTCAGGGCACAGTGCCATTCAATCCTTACGACAAGGACCACAAGAAAGCGCTGAACACAATTTTCGACGGGACCGACCTCGGGGAGAAGATGTTCGCCGGCAATCCCGAGGCTCTGAACCAAGGCATCGTGATGGTTCAAAAGCTCAACGCTGCACCGGACTCGGTCTACCAAGCGCTGCGGGGTCTCGTTAATTCCAAAGATCCGAAGAAGCAAACGCTGGGCCTCACGGCCATCAACAACCTGATCGACAGCAATCCCAACATTCTCGACCAGCACGACGGGCAAGCCAAGCTGGTGGAGCGGGCGCAACTCTATGCCGCGTTGCGCGGCCAAGCCTATGAGCCGAGCGAAGCGCTGGCCAAGATGGCGGAGATGGCCACCCCGGAATGGGAAAAGAAAGTCGAGTTCCGCAAGAAAGACCTCAAGACCTTTTCGGATGCCTTGAGCTTCGATGACATCAAGGACAAGGCATTCGATCCGGGGTGGGCTTCTTTCGAGCCCAACGCCGAGGGCGAGTATCGTGGCGTGAAGGATGAACTATTCTACGAGTACAAGAAGATTGCAGAAAACGCTTTTATCCAGTGGGGCGATAAGGACGTGGCCAAGAAATTCGCCACCCAAAAGATCAAGGCGCTGTATGGCACGACTTACACCAACGGGTCGAAGATTGCCGGCGATCTGATGCCGTTGCCGCCGGAAAGGTTTTTCGGCGGCCCCAATGGCATCGACTCGGCCGAGATACGACGGCAAATGGTGGATGACGTTCGGGCGCAATTGCACCGCTTTGCCGGCCGCACCGAAGGGCCGACGCCGGAGGCCGGTTTGCCGACGCCCGTGCCCGCGCTTGATGAGTCCACGGTGCGGCTCATTGCCGACGACACTACAAAGCGGAATGTCGCGCAAACGGGCATGCCGACGTATATCGTGCAATATGTGAACAAGAACGGCATCCCGGAGTTTGTGCTTGGGGAAAACGGCCGGCCAAAGCGCTGGTGGCCGGAACTGTCAACGCAAAGAATGATGAAGGCGCAAGGCTTCATTGACCGTCGCGGTCCTGCGGTGGAAGCCGAAATTCGCAAAGAGCAGAAAGAAGCCGAGCGCCCGGCGCAACGCAAGCAGCAGCAGGAAGAATTGACGGTGCCGAGCTGGCGCCGCGACAACTCCGGCCAAGGCGTCAACAAAGAACTTATGCCGCCCGAGAAGTCCATCCAGCGCCGTGGCGATCCCACCGTTGAAAAGCTTGAGGCTGAAGCGAAGGCCGCCGCCGAGAAACAAGCGGAGAAGGAACGGGAAGCGCTCAAGAAATCGATGGAACGCAGACCCGAATCCGTTGGCCGTCGCGGCGCAAACAAGATCCCGCAATAACAAGGGCAATCCATCCGCATGCCATTTCTTGATGACGACTTGAGCTTGACGGGGTTCCAGCCCATTGGCCACCCGGACAAGTTCAAGAGCACGCCGGATGCGCCCGAGCCGCCCGCCAACCCGGCAGGCTTCACGGACAGGCGTCTATGGGGCGCGGCCTTCGAGCGTGAGAACGAGATCGGCGCGTTGCGCGCAACGCTGGAGCACCGCGCGCAACAGTTCGGCGACCGTGATCCCGATCACAACCCGTGGGACAGGATCGGCGGCACCGATTTGGAGCCTTACGCGGACTATTTTCTGACCAGCCGCAACGACAAGGAAACCGACTACCTGATTGCTCGCTTGCGCCGAGAGCTGGAAAACACGAAAATCCTCGACGAAGCCGGGTGGAAAGGGTTTCTGGCCTCGGGCGTGGCAAGCATTGCGTCGCCGTCGACCTTGCTGTCAGGGCCAGGATTGGTGACACGCGGCGCACGCGGGCTGCGTCTGGTCGAGGAAACTCTGCGAAAAGGTGCCAGGGTTGGCGCCGAAGCGGCGGGCGGTGCGGCCATTCAGGAAGCGGCGCTGCACCAGATGCAGGCCACGCGGACGCTCAATGAAAGCCTGCTGGCTGTCGGCGGCGCTACGGTGCTCGGGAGCCTGCTGGGTGCGGGCATTGCCCAGTATAAGGGGCGGAGCATTGCGCGCCTTGGCGAGCGCATGGAAGCGGACCTGCGCATGCCGGTCGACCCGGCGCTGGACCCGCTTGGTCCGGGTGGCATGCAGGCGGCGGAACGGCTGCGGGCCGAACGACTGGCGGATGTGACCACCAGGATCGAGCCGGAGACCGGTAGCGGCATGGGCACGTCGGCGGGTGCGAAAGCCGTGGAGATTGCCGAGAACAAGGTGGCTGGAACTGCCGGCATTGGCGAAGCGCTGTCGGCAACGTCGCCGTTGACGCGCGTCGCGTATTCCTCGCTCGGCACCGCACGGGATGCGCTGCACCGTCTCGTGGAAAGCCCGCTGGCGCTGAAGCAGAACGAGCAAGGTATTCCGACAGGACCGCGCGGGGGCTCGGTCGAAACCGTGATTAAGACGCAAGGCGAGGCCAGGCTGTATCGTGCGGTGCGCGCGATGGATGAGGCCTATGCCGAATATCGCTTCGGTGACAAGGGCGCGACGGCGGCCCCCTTACGGGCTGGCCTCAAACGGATGATGGGCGATCGCGCAGCCTTGACCTTCAAAGAGTTCAAGGAAGAGGTTGGCCGGGCCATGCGCGCGGGCGACGTGCACGACAACAAGTTCGTGGCGCAAGCGGCTAAGGCGATGCGCAAGGAGTTGTTCGATCCGCTGAAGGCTATGGCGCAGAAGCACGGCCTATTGCCGGAAGATGCGATGCTGCCCGAGAACTATCTGACGCGCGTCTATGACGTTGACACGATCCTGAAGCAGTACCCGCGATTCATCAATACGCTGGTTGACTACCTGAAGCGAGGGCAAGCGGGCGCCGAGCGCGAAGCGGCGGAGATCGAGGCAAAGATTGCGGAGCTTGAGCAGAAGGCCCAGAAGCCGAAGGGCGGGGATGACGGCGACGATGGGCCGGGCGGTGGCGGTGATGGGCCTCAGCCGGATCTGCCGTTGGCGCCGAAGTCTCCCGATGTCGTGCGGGAAGAGTTCGTCGCGCGCACCGAGGACCGGATCGAGGATTACAGAGACAAGATTGACGATATCAACATTGCGCTAAAGGCGGCGGAAGGCGAAGAAAAGGCCGCGCTGCTGAAGGAGCTTGATGAGGCCAAGGCGCGCGTCAAGGATACCGAGGAAGAACTGGCGAAGTCGGTCGCGGCGCGCACCGATGCCGATGATGTTCCGGTTTATCGCGACCCTGAGTCTGGCGACGAGATGAGCCAGAGCGAAGTCGAAGACATCATTTCGATGTGGCGCATTGTTCAGGATGAAAAACGCCCGCCCCGGCCGCAGGGGTTGCAATCGTGGATCATGAGCGCCGGCCGATTGCAGGATCAGGGCGGAGAAATCACCAGCATCCTTGGCGGCAAGAACCGGCAACTGATTTCCGCCAAGGGCATGACGCTCGATGATGCGGCCTTGAAAGCGTATGAGGCGGGATTTTTTGCCGAACGCCCGTCGATCAACGAATTTCTTGATGCCCTGTCGCGGGACATCAACGTCGAGCCCGTGATACGATTGGGCGATGATGCGCTACTGGAAGACTGGCGCGCGTTCCGCGACATGGAGGAGCAGCTTGACCGACTCGGCATCGCAGGACTCAAAAACGAGGCCGCAATCCACAATCACTTCCGACGCTCGGAGCTTGTTGGAGCGGGTGCGCGCGATCGCGGACCGCTTGGAAGCAGCACGAAAAGCACGGACGGAGATCCCTTCTTCAAGCTCGCCCAACTCGACGCCGCCATTGACGACGCCATAGCGGAGATGCGCGGCATCCTGCCCGAAGGGGTTGGGGTGCGGGTGTTTGACGATCCCGATGAACTCGGGCCGCGCCTGGCTGCTGCCGTGCGCAATGCGCCGGGCCGGGTCGATGCGTTTTTCGATCCCCAGACGGCTGCGGTTTATCTCGCGCGTCATGCCGTCGATCCGGCCGGGCGGCTGACCCATGAAGCAGTGCATGCGCTTCGGTCACTGAAGCTTCTAACTGATAAGGAAGTCGAGCTGCTGGCTAAGACAGCCGCCGAAAAAGGCGATGTTTTCCCGCAAAAGCTACAGGCAACCTATCGCGAAGCCTACGCCAACCGCTCCGACCCGGCCAAAGCCATTGAGGAAGAGGCGGCGGCTCATCTCGTTGAAGCCCGCAAGAACGGCACCGACTTCGGCCGCGAGATCAACGGCATCCTTGACCGGGTGTTGCAGTTCTTCGAACGTCTGCGCAACAAGCTCTCGGGCTACGGGTTCCAAACGGCGGATGACGTCATAGAAGCCGTGCTATCGGGAGAGATGGCGAAGCGGCGTGCCGTGCAGCAGGTCATGGCGCAAGAGGATGTGACGGCGTTTGCGGTGAAACCAGCGCTGGACATGAGTCCTGAAGCCCGTAAGGCCAGAGCCGAGGCGATGGGGTTTGATACGAGCAAGGTGCTCTATCACGGGACAAGCCAGAACTTCACGGCGTTTGATAAGAAACAATTCGGCAGTTCAACTAAGGCAAGCGGCGCAAGCCAAGCCGCGTGGCTGGTCGATGACCCGCGCACTGCCGCCGGATATGCAGAGTATGCGTCTCAAAAGCCTGTTCGCGACATGCTGGCAAAGGCGGATACCTTTGAACGGCTGGCGCAGAAAGAAGGCGGCAACAGCAAATGGTGGGATAAGCAAGACGAAGCAGTTGGGCGCGCCGATGAGTTGGAACGTGAAGGCGGCGTGGGTCAAAGCGTTTACCCGTTATATGTTCGCGGCCGGTTGTTGGAGCGTGATTTCGGCGGTGCTGAATATACAGATGTAGCACGGGAGATCAGCCAACTTCTGCGGGAAGCGAAGACGGGCGGATATGATGGCGTCAAGCTGACAAATCTTGCGGACGACGTAGCCTTGAACAACAGGCCGGCTACGCATTACGCAATCTTCGACCCGTCCAACATCCGCAGCGTCAATGCTGATTTCGATCCTTCTCAATCCGGCTCGTCCAACATCATGTTCGCCGTCCAGCAGGACATCGAGACCGGCCGCTCCATGCGTCGTGATCTGGACAGCCTCGGGTATTATTCCAAAGCCTTGGAAGCGGCTCGCAACCTGAGCCAAGCCAAAGGCACGCCAGAACAAATGCTGGCGCAGTTGAAGAAAGCCGGCGTCAAGGATGCCGAGATCGAGATGACGGGGCTCAAGTCTGTCCTGTCAGACTCCAAGTCCGTCACCCGCGACCAGATCATCAAGCATCTGGAGGAGAATAGAGTCGGACTGAAGGAGGTAACGAAAGGCGGTGAGATTTCGCGTGATCTCCTAGACGAGTACGCGATGGACGAGTACGGCAGGCCCTTCGATGAACTGTCGCAGAATGACCGGGACGCCTTGCTGAGTGATGTCTACCACCCCGAGGATGGAGATGGACGACGAGGCGTGAAATGGCAGCAATACTCCCTCGACCCCTCCAACCCAACCTACAGGGAGACGGTGATCCATCTGCCGAAGACGGAGCCAACTTTTGAAGAATGGTGGAAGGGTCCGATCGGAAGCCAGCGACCGGACGAGGCCACGGCTCGCGAAGCCTTTAGGCGGATTGGCGAACGGGGTCAAATTCGTCATCCTAACGATTTTCACACCGGTCACTTCCCCGAGCCCAACATCATTGGCCACATGATGACGAGCATGACTCGGCACGAGGGCCGTCCTGTCTTTACCATCGACCAGATTCAATCAGATTGGGGCCAGAAGCTCAGGGATGGAGGAGTCAGAGACGAGGCGAAGATTGCTGATCTCAAGCAACGCATAAAGGCCCAAGAAAATCGATGGGTTTCAGACAAGGAACTTCAGCAGCTTGACGCCGAGGCAACCAGATTGGTCAAGGAAGTTTACCCGAACGGTCACAACGGCGGGCGTAAATTTGCCAATCAGTGGGATGCAATACAAGAACTGGCAAAAGACGGTCATGTGCCAACGGAAGCTCAACGCGAGTTAGCGTCTGAGCTTCGACTTAAGCGGCGCAGCCTAAATGAAATGTACGAGCCAACCGTGAACATGCTTCGTGCAGAGCTTCGCACCGCCGAAGCCGCCACTCCCGGCAATCCCCTGGTTAACACCACTGACCAATGGACAACCACGACTCTTCGCCGTGCCATCCGTCAGGCCGCAGAAGCCGATGCGGATTACATTGCCGTTCCGCATGGCGATACCGTGCTGAGCTACAATCCCGGCGATGAGAACGGGATGCGGCAGTTCTACGGTTCGCGCGGCGTCGAGGGCATTGTTCCGAAAAACCTGCGAAAAATCCTCGAAAAGATCGACAAGGACGCGGCCAAGCCGATGCCGGTCGATGCGCTCGAAACCCCGTCAAAAGGCATGGCCGGAAACGGCTTCACGCTGTTCCCCCTCACGGAGACCGTCAAGCGCTCCGTGATCGAGGACGGGCAACCCATGTTCGCCATGCGGGCCGAGCCGGCACCGGACCTCCCGCCTGCCTTGCAGCCCGTCGCCAACGAGATCCGACGTGGCATGGCCCAACTCCCGCGCGCTGTCCGCAACGCCATCGCGCGCTCGGAACTCGATCAGGCCCAAGCCTTCGAAACCCTGGCCACCACCGCGCTGCGCACCACCGCCCGCAAGGGCACCGTGCATGCCGAGGACATGGCAGACATCAAGGCGCTTGGTTTGGTGACCGATGACGAGTGGCGGGCCATGTCCAAGCGAGCCGAAAAGCTCCGCCCGATCTACCGGACGGATGCCGCACACCAGGCCCGGTTCGAGGCCAAGTTCGGGCCTGATGCCACCGAGCAGGTCGAAGAGGCGCTAACCCGCGAAGCCATGGCGCAGATGATGCGCGAGGGCCGGGCAGGTGCGTCGTTCTCGCCGGACATCGACGGCGCCATGACGCGGACCTGGGGCCTGCTGGATCAGGTGGGCTACCGCCTGCGCCAGTCGGGCATCCGCACCGATGAGCAGTTGGCGAGCACGCTGCGGCCAGCCCCACAAGCCGCCGCCCCAACGCCGCAGATAGATCCCGCAGCGGCCACGGGCGAACTGCAAGGCATTTTGGCGCCGTACCTCGACGCCTTGCGCAACCTTGCCCCTGAGCGCGGCCTGCCCGATTTCAGCATGGTCATGGACGAGGCGGGCCGCGTGGTTGGGGCGACAGACACGGCGCCCAATATCAAGTTCACGCGCGATGCCGATGGCATGTTGAGCGGCGTCGAGTACCAGGGCCGCGCCTACAGCATCGACCGCGATGCCATGGGCAACATCCGGGGCTTGTTGACGGCGGCACAAAAGGCCGTTGCGGACCAGGAAGCGGAAGTGCGGGTTGCCGCAAGCCGGGCCTTGGAGGGGTTGGGCTTGCCGGGGGCGCAGGCGAGGGCTGTTGTCGATCAGGCCATCGACGTCCTGAAAGCTTCGCCGGATATGGTGGAGCAGCTTCAGGACGTTGTGGCCCGCGCCTTGAGCGGCGACGGCCCGCGCTTTGCCTTGGCGGATGCCGAAAAAGGCGGCGCGGAAAAGCCGAAAAAGCCGAAAACACCGAAGCAGGAAATCAATGAGCTTCGGGCCAAGCTCGTGGAACTGCGCAAGTTTGCGGACATGAGCGACTATGAGCTGAAGCAGATCGCCCAGGACGCGGCGTCAAAGATCACGCGCTCGCCTGCGGGCCGTGTCATCGATCCGCATTCGCCGCTGACGGGCCGCGATCCCATGCGCCAGTTGGGCGGGCCGCTGCAAGAGCGCACGCTCAAGATCCCCGATGAAGAAATCATGGACTTCCTCGATCATGACGTGGAGCGGCTGGCCCGCTACTACACCCGGTCGGTGGCACCCGATGTGGCGCTGATGCGCGAGTTCGGCGACCTGGAACTGTCCGAAACCAAGATGAAAATCCAGGACGAGGCCAACGCCTTGAAGCGCCGCGTTCTACAAGACGCCAAGATGTCGGAAGCTGAATTCACGCGCCTGGGCGAAACAGCCACCGAAGCCCGCAAGCTCATGCGCACGGGGCGTTCCGCGGAGGTCACCCCGGACATGAAAGCCGCGATCGAGAAAATCGAGGGCCTGGAGGCCGAGCATCTGGCCATTCAAAAGATGGCCGATCGGGACATGCGGGATTTGCAGGCGATGTCCGACCGCTTGCGGCATGCCTACGCCCTGCCCGAAGACGCCTCGGGACGCATCCCGCGACTCGCGCGCATGGTCAAATCCATCAATTATCTGCGCCTGATGGGTGGCATGACGATCTCGGCCATTCCCGATCTGGCCCGGCACGTCATGGTCAACGGCATCGGCAACAACCTCGACGGTATGGTGCAGGCGCTTGCGAACTTCAAAGCCGTGCGCAAATCCATGGAAGAGGTGAAGCTGGCCGGTACGGCGGCGGACATGGTTCTGGATAGCCGCGCTTTGGGCATCGCCGACATGATGGACAATTTTGGCGCGCACTCCAAATTCGAGCGCGGTATCGAAGCCCTGCAAGGCAATTATGGGATTGTCTCTCTCATGGCGCCGTGGAACGCTGCGGCCAAGCAATGGGCCGGATTCATCGTGCAAACCAACATCCTGCGCGCGGCCCGCGATGTTTCGGATGGCAAGGCGCTGTCCAAGGGCATGACCACGCGCATGGCCAAATCCGGGCTTGATCCTGAGATCATGCAGCGGATCTGGACGCAGTTCATGCAGCACGGCGAGATTGAAGGCAAGGTGATGATCGCCAACACCGACGCCTGGACCGATGACATCGCCCGCAATTCCTACCGGGCGGCGATTGTTGGTGATGTGGATCGGATCATTGTGTCGCCGGGCCAGGAAAAGCCGTTGTGGATGTCGACACAGACCGGCTCGATCATCGGCCAGTTCAAGTCGTTCGGCTTGGTCAGCGTGCAGCGGGTGACGCTGGCGGCGATCCAGCAACGCGATGCGGGCGTTTACGTCGGGGCCATGATGGCTGTCGCGTTGGGGGTTGCGGTCGAATACCTCAAGGCGCTGGCCTTCGATAAGGAGTTGCCCAAGAGCACGGAGCAGTTGATCTATGCGGGCGTTGGCAACTCGGGCCTAACCGGCTGGCTCTATGATGCCGACCATCTGATGTACCGGGCCTCACGCGGCACCATCGGTGTGCAACGCTTGGTAGGGGCAAAAGAACCGATCAGCCGCTACAAATCGCAGAACGTATCGAGCGCGCTGGCTGGGCCATCGGCGGGCGCCTTGCAGGACATTCTGCAAGCCTTCGGCGGCGCGGCCTCCGGGGATATTCGTCAGTCGGATTTGCGGGCGATGCGGCGGCTGATCCCGTACCAGAACCTGTTCTATCTCGGCAAGATCATCCGCAACGTCGAGGACCAGATCATCGAGCAGTTCGATTTGCCGAAAATGAAGCCCCGTGTCGGTGGAGCATTGGGCTAAATCGCTACCCCTTGACAGGCGATTTTGGTAGAGTTTGCACAGACTGATTTGCCCTGACCGGCCATAGGCCGACAATCCCGGCAACCGTCGCTCCCCCATTTCTGCCGTTTGTTGCGTTGCGTCCGGGATTCCAGACCAAGGGCACCGCATGATCGGCGACACCGTACTGGATAACGGCCTTTCCGTTATCGCAAAGACGCTTTCACGCATCGACATCTGCGAGCGTGAGCCGAAGTCGTTCGCCGATCTTCAGGCCGCAAGCCTGGGCGCGGTGACAGGTGCGTTCAAGGTCTCCCGGATCGAGCCATGCAGTGATGGCCGCAAGGTGACGGTGGACGGGGTTGAAGGCCAGGCCTCACGTCAGGGCCGCCCGCAGTATTGGGCGCTCTCCGGCCAATCGCAACTGCTGGCCACGGGCCAGATCACCGATGCCAAGTCGGTGGCGCCGGGCGTGCTGTTCCGTCTCCCCTCGCTTGAGGTCGAACTTCTGCGCTAACGAAAGGACCAAGCCATGACTGCCATTTCCAATGCCGCCGAAAACGCCATTCTCGACCTGATCTTCCGGGCCACGGCCTGGGCCAACTATGCCGACAACGCTGCGGCAAGCCCCGAGACCAATATCGTCGTGGCACTGGCCACGGCCGATTACACGGACACTGGCACACTGTCTTCGAACGAGACAACTTATACATCATACGCTAGGCAGAACGTCGCGCGCTCCACGGGCTGGAGCGCGGCATCGGGTGGCTCAACCTCGCCGGCCTCGACCATCTCGTTCCCGGCTGGCACGGGCGGATCGGGCACGGTCACGCATTTTGCAACCGGCAAGAGCGGTGGCGGTCCGGCGGCGGTGCTTTGGTACGGAACTGTGAGTCCCAACATAGTCACTGGCAACGGGGTGACTCCGCAACTCTCCACGGCAACGACCATCACCTTGGCCTAACGCATGTCGATTGCAACCGCTGTCCGCCGCTGCCTTGTGGATCTCGACGTGCCGGGCATCCGCGCGCTCTGGGCAAGGATCTCGCCGCATCTGCCGCAACCGAAAAGCGATGCCGACACGCTGGCCGCGCTCCACGCAGCGCGCACGGCCTCGGAAAGCGTGCCGCTCAGAATGCGGGCCTACTCGCATCGCTGGCTGACCGAGCGGCAACTGCCGTCTCAGTTGCCGGATCGGCTGAAGCCAAGCGCGGAACAGATTTGCCCGCGTGTGGCCATGTCGGTCGGCATTGCGGTTGGCTCGCCCATCCCGGTCGTGCGCGATGGCATTCGGGGTGCCATGGAGTACGCGGTTCATGACTGCTATGCCAACGGCGACACAGATCCCGCCATCGTCAAGCCGCAGATGATGGAAGCGCGTCGCAGGGAACGCAAGGGGCTCGGCATTCTGGAACGCGGAGAATAAATGCCGTTCGCGTCCTCAACCTACATCGAACTCAATCGCGCGCTGCATGCCGAGGTGCCGGAATACGGCACGTCCGGCCAGAACTATGCGCCCATCGTTGCGGCCGTATCCAATCACATCAAAAGCCGAGACATTCTCGACTACGGGGCGGGCAAGTGCACATTGCAGACCGCGCTTGGCTGGCAGCTTCACAATTACGATCCGTGCGTGCCAGGGATCGACGCCCGACCGTCTGCGGCCGATCTGGTCGTTTCAACCGATGTGCTCGAACACGTCGAGCCCGAGCACTTGGACGCTGTGTTGAATGATATCGCAGGTCTGACCAAGCGCCTTGTCATCCTGTCCGTGGCGACAGGCCCGGCCGTGAAAGTCCTGGCGGATGGGCGCAACGCACATTTGATCCAAGAACCCATGGAGTGGTGGCGCCCCGAGCTGGAACAGCGGTTCCGCTTGATCCGGCTCTGGGACACTGGCCGTGGCTTTATCTTCATCGGCCAGTCGCTCAAGGACCGCAACGCGACACCGATCCTCAATCACATCGGCCCGAAGCCGACCACAACCACGATCAAATGCAAATCGGTCTATACGGACGAGCAACGTTGCGAGAACATCCGATCGGCCATGCTGCGCGGTCTGCCGCAAGTCAATGTTCTCCAAGCCCATGACCGGACCATGGTGCTGGCCTGCTACGGCCCGACACTGAGCGATACCGTCGATGAATTGAAATCCGACGTTGCTGCGGGCGGCGATCTGTGGACCGTCTCGGGCGCGCACTCGTTTCTGATCGAACGCGGCATTGTGCCGATGGCGCATATCGAAAGCGACCCACGCCCCCACAAGGCACTTTGCATCGGTAAGCCAGACAGGCGCGTGGCGTACTTCGCAGCTTCGGCCTGTTCCCGAGACGTGTTCAATCTCCTGCACGGCTTCGAGACGTTTGTGTTCCATGTCACGTCGAGCGGCCCGGAAAGCGAATTGATCCGGGACATGGGCGGCAACTTCACGGTCGACGGCGGCACTAACGTCGGCATGTGCGCCATCGGCCTCGGAACGGTGCTCGGATACAGGAAGTTCGTCATCCACGGCATGGACGGCTCATTCAAGAGTGACCCCGTTCTGCTGAACTGGCCAACCAACGAACCGATGCCGGAAGACGTTCGCCAGCGCGTAAGGTTCCATGCGGCCGGGCACCCCAACGAGGATCAGGATCTTTACCGGGTCTGGGTCGGGGATAAACCGTTCCTGTCATCGCCGCAGATGTTCCAGTCGGCGCAGGATTTCATGGTGATGCTCAATCATCCGGCCGGCTGCACGTACACGCTCAGGGGGGATGGGTTCATTCGCGCGCTGTGGGACCACATTCGGTCACAGAAGGCAGCGGCATGAAGCGTTCGATCTTCATCGGGTACGATCCACGACAGGAGAGAGAATTTGAGGTTGCAGCGCGTTCCGCTCGGCGGTTTTGCCGCGCTTCTGTTTCTCCTCTTCGCTTGGCCGAGGTGCGGGCGCTAGGTCTTTACCGTCGCGAGGTGACACGTCGCGGGGGGCAGTTGTTCGATCCCATATCCGATGCACCGATGTCGACAGAGTTTGCCATCAGCCGGTTTCTCACGCCGCGCCTTGCCGGATCGGGATGGGCGCTGTTCATGGACAGCGATATCCTGGTGCGTGGCGATCTCGACGAACTGTTCGAGCAGGCCAACCCGCACTACGCCGTCATGTGCGTGAAGCACGTCCATAAGCCCAAGCAGGGCGTCAAGATGGACGGCCAGATCCAGACGGCCTACGCCCGAAAGAACTGGAGCAGCGTGATGCTGTTCAACTGCGACCATCCCGCCAACGCCGCACTGACGGACGAACTCATCAACACGGCGCCCGGTCGCGATCTGCATCGGTTTTGCTGGCTCAACGACGGCGACATTGGATCGTTGCACCAAAAGTGGAACTGGCTGGTCGGTCATTCTGATCCGATCGTGAACCCGACGATTGTGCACTTCACGGACGGGACACCCTTGATGCCGGGATACGAAGATCAGCCTTACGCCGACGAGTGGCGCGCAGCCGAAGAAAGAGGGATACATGGACGTACTCGGGGAACTCCGAAAGCT